GATGATGAAAAACTAGATGATGCGGAAGTAATTAAGAAATTTATAATATATGCAACTCAATATTTGCATGATGAGTTAATAAATATGACTGACGCAGACACGACAGAGACAATCACAGAGTGGCTATGTACAGCTAAAGATGCGTATATAGGAGGAGCAAGGTAGAGACAAACCTAACTGGTGGACTAAGGAGATAGCAGCATGAGTAGTAAAGAAAATGATAGCTTCAGAGAAAGTGTTAAAGAATTAGTTGAGGAGTATTGGACTATTAAAGATCGTCCTGATTTATTTGAGGACTGTGTTGAGTATGTACTTGAAAGGATAGTTTTTGAGACACTTCCCTTTAAAAATTTCAAATGGACTTACAGCGTTAGCTATCTTATGTTAGAATACTTTCAATCTATAGCACACAATGCTATATCAAATACAGATTTAAATAAGATGGCAGCACAGGATCAGCTACATAACGAGGGAGTTTAATTAGGAGTATACTGCAATGACAGAGATTACCGTATCATACTATGATTTAGAGGAAGCATTCATATATTTGATGAAGAAGAAACATAATTGGGAAATAGACGGGGGTTCCATTGAGAGCGGCCGCTTAACCAACATACACACAACCTATGCATTTAAAGAAGAGGGCACCGTAGATAAGGATAAAACTACAGTGACACAGGAACATCTGGACTTAGATCACTATTCAGAAATTACTTTTTATATTGAGGAGGATGATGATGAAGATACTTAAAACAGATAGCGACACAGATTTAGTAGTTACTACCCCTGTTAAGTGTGGGTGCTCCTGTCAAAAAGATATTAATAAACTTCGTGCAGTTGGACACGCCCACTTTGATAGCTTAGTCTCCCACGAAGAACGCTTGGAGACAGCGGTAGGTGAGATGCATGATTTAGATTTATTTCTAATGGACTTAGAAAATTCTATAGCTACTACTGATAAAAGCGTAGTCTCCCTCTTAGAAAGTACAGATGAATTAGATTCGTTTAGGGTAGAGACAGAGAGGGATGTCGCAGATTTAGAAAAAGAAAACTCAGATATATTAGATAAGCTAGCAGAGATACAGGATAATCAAGATGAAATGCTTATTAAGTTAAATAGAATCTTCCCTTCCATTTTTAGTGAGGATAGTCCTTGAAAGACCATACACCTATAACGCCTAAGCAGGGACTATCATGGTATGTTAAATGGATATCTTCTTTATTCTTAATATCAGCAATGGTAGTTAGAAGTATTGAGCTATCCAATTTTTTAGACATGCTGTTGTCCTTAACAGGAGTAGCGGGCTGGTTCTGGGTAGCTTGCTTATGGAAAGATAGGGCATTGCTCGTACTAAATTCGTTAGCTATATTTATCCTAGTCATTGGTATTTTACAAAGGCTGTAACATGAATTCAAAAAAGTTAAAAGAGTTAAGAACAAGAGTTAAACTACTACAAGTAGAGTGGCTGAAGTCTTTAGTTAGCCCAGAAGAAGCAGAGACTATTAACATAGAGACTATTAATTCTTTACTACCACAACAAACGCATTATAATTCTATGATTACTGGTAGTTATGGGGATGAACATAGTTGTAATAACTTATCTTACATGACAGACAAATGGATTATGAAGATCTTAAAGAAGAACCCCCATATTAAAACACTAGGAGAACTGAATGAAATTAATGAGCGAAGGCAGCAACTACAAAGGAATAATAATTTATGGATGAATACACTATAGAAGTTATAATTGAGGGGTATCAAGAAACAATTAAATCTTATTCTAATTCCGTGTACCATGTCGTAGATGCTATGGTAAATTTAAGCACAGTGGTAAGCGTATCTAAAATAACGAGGGAAAAAGATCAGCAAGTATGGGATTTCAGTGGGGATTCTTTAGAACCTTTAAGAAAATTAAGGAGCGAAGCAGGTAATGAGGCAAGAATTCAACAAGAGCTTGAGAAAATAATAGAAGTATGATACAATATAGAAAATAAGGAGGAGTACATGAGTAGGATATATAAAATAGTAAAAGTATTTGGTGTAGCTGTGGTTGCATCCTGTATTATAACAGGAGGTGGTGCCTACGTTATGATTCCTAAGATCATGGATCATATAGAGACAACAGAACGTAGGTCTATAGCACAATACAGAAGGCTGACGACTGAGTATAAGGAAGCTGACGAGGGGCTAGGGACTGGGCTATCAAATAACATTACTAATATAAGGGGTGTAAGTCAGGCGCTAATCTCTTTGAGAGGCACCATTGAAGAGAACAACACGGCGTTTCTTTTAACCATAGAAGAAGGGAGGCAACAAGCAGATGATAGGATTTCTAGTCTGTCCGAGGACTATGGACGGATGGCTAATGTTATTGCAAACACGGACGAGAGAATAGCCGCCGTGATTAGTACTATCCAAGTATTAAATATAGAAATAGATGGCCTTCAAAATAGACAGGATGAGTTGACTTTGATACAGGCAGGGGTCACGTCAGTTAATAAAGAAGATGTAGATAGTGCGATTGAATCTATAGGATCGTGTCCGACTACTGTAATCAACCGAAGAGATCATCTTCCTTCACTACGAAGAACTATTCAGGATACTTCTAGTGAACTTGCAGGGGCACATGAGTTTGTGGTATGGTTTGATATAACAAAAAAAGGAGATACAGTTTTAAAGGATATAGAATCGAAGACAGAAGATGAGGCTTTGTTGGTCGCTGTTCAACAGTATGTGGATGCACTGGTATTTGAAGAAACAAATAGTACCTTTGCGAATTGTGAAATGATGGTGAAGTTAAATATAAATTAGGAGATAAGAGTATGGCAATTTTAGAAGGCACAGCATATTGGGCCAGCATCACTACCCCCAATACTAAATTTGAACCTGTGTATACGGTGAACTTAGTGATTGATGAAGATACAGCAAATGAGTTTGCTTCCCGTGGACATAAAGTAAAACAGATGGACGAGGGGCCAGCATTAATTGTGAAGCGTAAGGTGAACGGGCCTCATGGTAGGGTTAGGCCAGCACCTAGACTACTAGACTCTGATAAAGCGGAGATTAGTTTAGCGGTAGGCAATGGTTCCAAAGTTAGGGTACAGTATAGCGAGTACTCAGGAGAGGGACAGTATGGGCCATACACGGGGCTAGACTTACAGGCTGTGCAGGTGGTAGACTTGGTGCCTTATAAGAATGAGGATGGCTCTGAGTTTTTTAGTGACGGGGAGGAATTTTAAATGCGGATTGTACTTAATAAAGGAGAAGATGCCCCGCTTATTTTTGAGACAGACAACATCGCAGATACTAATAAGCTATTAGAAAGCAACGCAATCATTAGAACCGTATCGGTTATTGATATAATAGTCAGTGCGTTACAGCTTTCTAGCGGGGCGTATAGAGACACTTTAGAAAAGAAGTTATTAGAATGTACGGAAGCACGAATAGAAGAAGGAACGGAGGAAGATTAAGAATAAGTAATTTTCTACTTGGCTAGGCATTTCCTTGTGAGGTGCCTAGCCTTTTTTTAAGAGGAGAATTCATGGAGAACAGTAATTTCGTGGAGCATAAATTACCTTGCTCAAATTGTGGAGGGTCAGATCCAGTATCTTTAAACAGTGATGGGTCAGCATGGTGTTTTAGTTGCGCCACTCGTTTCCCTTCTTATAATAAAACTAAGGATGAACAGGTTGTCGCATTCAAGCAGCCGAAGAATACTTTTTTAAATTCCTATACTGGTACCTTCAATGCCCTAACAGACAGGGGCATATCTAAAAAGACTGCCACTAAATTTGGGGTGCGTAGTGTGCTTAATCCTAAAGGAGAAATCGTTCAGCACATATACCCCTACTTCAACGGCACAGAAATTGTGGGTACTAAGACTAGGTTTGTAGATAATAAAGGTTTTGTTACAGGAGGAACGTATGATGGTACTGGATTGTTTGGTGAACAGTTATTCAATGCCAGAGGAGCTAAGTATCTTACCATTACAGAGGGTGAATGTGATGCGATGGCTGTTAGTGAGTTGTTCCAAGGTAAGTGGGCTGTTGTATCTTTAAAACGTGGGGCGGCAGGTGCCGTTAAAGATATACGAGAGAGCATAGAATTTGTAGAATCCTTTCAGAATATAGTGCTGTGTTTTGATAACGATAAAGCTGGGAGGGAAGCGTCACTTAACGTAGCACGTATACTCAAGCCCGGTAAGGTAAAGATAATGTCGTGGCCTAATGGATACAAAGATGCTAACGATATGCTGCGTAATAAAAAGTTCCAAGAGTTTACCAACGCATGGTGGGAAGCTAAAACTTATACCCCCTCTGGTATAGTAGAGCTATCTAGTTTAAAAGATGAATGGCTACATCGTGAAGAAAAAGAAAGTATTTCCTTTCCTTGGGAGGGACTAAATAAAAAGTTGTACGGACTAAGGCAAGGTGAGTTGGTTACATTCACAGGAGGCACCGGACTGGGTAAGTCTAGTGTTGTAAGGGAATTAGAACACTGGCTTATAAAACAGACTAAAGATAACATAGGTATTGTAGCTCTCGAAGAAAACCGATGGCGAACTATAGATGGTATAATATCTATTGAAGCTAATGAGAGGTTGTATCTTACGGAAAAACGTAAGGCTTATTCCGATGAACAACTTACCACCCTGTTTGATAGTGTCATCGAAAAGGATAGGGTCTTTGTCCACTCTCACTTAGGAGTGACAGACATTGATGAGTTCTTTTCTAAGCTACGGTATATCATTGTAGGGTGTGAGTGTCAGTGGGTGGTAGTAGATCACCTACATATGCTAGTAAATGTACTAAGCGAGAGTGATGAACGGCGTGGTATTGATTCGTTAATGAATAGATTGCGAAGTTTAGTTGAAGAAACAAACGTAGGTATGCTCTTGGTTTCCCATCTACGTAGAGCAGCAGGGGATAGAGGACATGAGAAGGGCGTTGAAGTTTCCTTGAGTCACCTAAAAGGATCTCAAGGTATAGCACAGCTATCAGATTGTGTGATTGCTTTGGAGCGTAACCAACAAGCCTTAGATCCAGAGGAAGCTAATACCACAAAGGTAAGGGTGTTAAAATCTAGATACACAGGAGATACTGGGCTGGCTTGCTCGTTAAAGTATAATGCGGAGACTGGACGACTTCTTGAAATTACAGATCAGGAGACATTTGATAATGAAAACACTTCCTTTTAAAGTTATATTCGATATAGAAACAGACGGACTACGCCCTACTAAAATATGGTGCATGGTTATTAAAGAATTAGATGGCCCCGTACATAAGTTTGGCCCCGATCAAATTGATGAGGGGATCAAGCTACTACAAACAGCAGACGTACTGATGGGCCACAACATTATAGGCTTTGATATTCCAGTAGTAGAAAAATTATATAATGTTAAATTGCAAGGACAGGTAATAGATACCCTAGTCATGTCGAGATTATTTAATCCTTCACAAGAGAACGGGCATAGTCTTAGAACATGGGGGTACCGGGTAGGTTCTCCAAAGAAAGAGCAGCCAATAACATTCGATGAGTACACTCCTAGTATGTTAGATTATTGTGTACAGGATGTACGCTTAAATGAAATGGTCTATCACCGCTTACTAAAAGAAGGATTAGGTTTCAGCGAGGAATCTATTCAGCTTGAACATGATGTTACCTACATTACAAATAGACAGGAGAAAGCAGGCTTCTTATTTGATGAGAGGCAAGCCATGATGTTTCTTGCTACATTAAAGACTCGCATCTCTGAAGTAGAGGAGGAGGTTCAACTTACTTTCAAGCCTAAATTAGTAGATGATAAGTTAGTAACGCCTTATATAAAAAAGGACGGGGTACTTTCTAAACGAGGCTTAACTCTAGAAGAGTATGAGAGTTTCAATGGTATATCTTCTTCGGACATTAACCCCTTCATACGTAAGAAAATGCAGACATTTAATTTAGGATCTCGAAAACAAATAGGCGAGTACCTTAAAGACTTTGGATGGAAGCCTGAGAGATTTACTCCAACAGGACAGCCTATTGTAGACGAGGGAACCTTAAAGAAAATAGCGCACATCCCAGAGGCTAATTTAATTGCTGAGTTTTTGTTGCTACAGAAACGGATAGCACAACTATCTTCATGGTTAGATGAGCTACAAGATGACGGGCGAGTACATGGTAGTGTCATTTCTAATGGCACAATCACAGGACGCATGACGCACCGTGGCCCTAACATGGCACAAGTTCCTAATATCGGAAGCCAATACGGTAAGGAATGTAGAGCTTGCTGGATTGTCCCAGAAGGATATAAGCTAGTAGGAATAGACGCAAGCGGATTAGAGTTGAGAATGTTGGCACATTATATGGATGATAAGGAGTATATAAACAATGTTATTAACGGAGACATACACACAATCAATCAACATCTTGCGGGAATTCAATCAAGAGATAAGGCTAAAACTTTCATCTATGCCTTTGTATACGGAGCAGGAGATGAGAAACTTGGGAAAGTGGTTGGTGGAGGCAGAGCTAACGGCAGAAAACTTAAAGACCGCTTTCTCCGCAATCTACCCGCACTTAAAACTCTTACAAGACGAGTACAGCAAGCAGCTAAAAGAGGATTCCTTAAAGGAATAGATGGTAGAAAGATATATATCCGCAGCGAACACGCCGCCCTTAATAGTTTACTACAAGGAGGAGGGGCTATTGTTATGAAGAAAGCGTTGATGTTACTTGATGATAAAATTAAAACTGATAACTTAGACGCTACCTTTGTGGCTAATATACATGACGAGTGGCAGGTACAGGTGAAAGAAGATCAGGCAGATCTTGTTGGGAAGCTAGGAGTAGAGGCTATCGAACAAGCAGCAGAGCATTTTAACCTACGCTGCCCCTTAACAGGGGAGTATAAGACAGGGAGTAACTGGAGTGAAACACACTAGAAAATGTACCAAGTGTCACGAAACTAAACCTATCATTGATTTTTACCCGCATAAGAAGCAGACTAGGAGACATTGTAAAGCATGTATGTACAAGAGATTGCTACGTCTACAGCGTATAAGCGGGTCGAGAGATCACTTACATATTATGTTAGGAAACGCAAGGCGTAGATCTAAAAAAAGAGGAGCTCCCTGTAGCATAGTAATAGAGGACATAGCAGAACTTATGGTAGATACTTGTCCCATACTAGGCTTCCACTTAGAAGTTGGTGACGGGAACTGGCAGAATAGCCCTAGTATGGATCGAATAGATAATACTAAGGGCTATGAAAAAGGGAATGTTATTATAGTATCACGCCTAGCTAACGTAATTAAGAACCAAGCAACCCCTTCTCAAATTAAAAAAGTTGCAGATTTCTATATGAAACTGTACGCAGAAAAAGGAATAACAGTATGACAAAGAAAAGATTAGACACAGTAGTAGAGGATATCTATCAGTCTATCGCTCCTCTGGGCAGGGGAGAGGCCATTGAAGTTTCCGATAAAGTAATAGATAAGTTTGGAGATTCAATGAAGGAAGCACTAAGAGAGTGGCTAACCCCTAGAGGAAGTAGAAAGCCTTCTTTACGAATGTCAAATATTGGTAGGCCAGCGAGGCAGTTATGGTATGACTTTAATATGGAACGAGATCCCTCTCCTCTACCTCCTCCTCTTCTTATTAAGTTTCTATTCGGACACCTAGCTGAGCCTCTTGTGCTGTTCTTTGTAGAACTAGCAGGACATGTAGTCACTGACATTCAAAAAGAAGTGGTTGTCGATGGGGTTGTAGGTCATATGGATTGTAAAATTGATGGGGAGGTAGTCGATATTAAAACTGCGTCCGGTTTCGCCTTTAAGAAATTTAAAGATGGGACACTGATAAATGATGATCCGTTCGGATACATAGTACAATTAACAGCCTATGAACATGCGGAAGGCACAAGCAACGGGGGCTTCCTCGCACTCAACAAAGAAGCGGGGGATTTGATTCTACTACAGCCAGAAGAGCTTGACAAACCAAATATATCTGTTAAAATAAAGTCATTACAAAAAACAATTAAAGATAAGAATCCTCCTCCTCTTTGTTATGAGCCAGTACCAGAAGGAATTTCCGGTAACTTTAAACTTGCTAGACAGTGTAACTATTGCTCGCATAAGTTTGAGTGTCATAAAGATTCCAATGACGGGAAGGGATTAAGATCCTTCAAGTATTCTAAAGGTGTCATGCATCTAACAAAGGTAGTACGCCAGCCTAAAGTAGAAGAAATATTAAATGCCTAGAAGAAAACCAAGACGAATTAGACCTAGAGAAAAGCGTATACCTAAAGGATACGACAGCCTGTGGGAATATAAATTACATCAGGATCTTTTAAAAAACTGGAGACTTAGAGGAGATCTAATTAAATATGTCGTAGAGAAAACATATGAGATAGACTTTGTTAGAGAGATAGAAGATAAGTTAATTCTATTAGAAGTAAAGGGGAGGTTCTGGGATCACGCTGAGTACAGTAAGTATCTGTGGTTACGTAAGGCTATCCCTAAGGGTATGGAGCTTGTGTTCTTATTCCAGAAACCACAGGCACCTATGCCGGGAGCTAAGAAACGTAGGGATGGGACTAAGAGAAGTCATGCTGAATGGGCTGACAAGAATAATTTTAGATGGTTTAGTGAAGAGAATTTACCTAAGTTATGGAGGTAGTAATGACGGATAACAATACTAAGCAAGAATACAAATGGAGTTTTTCTGGTGTGAATTCAAAAGGAGAACCAAAATTTAATCATGATGTAGAAGAAACCCTTGACGATGTTTTAGAATATTTAGATTCTTTAGAAGGAGTTGAATATTCTCTAAGAGAAGGTGCGACAATGCTTTGG